GAGAGCTCGAAAGACACCTCGATCTTGTTGATGCGGCGGTTCTTGGCGACAAACTCCATGATGGTGCCGGGCTTAAAGCCGGCAGCAGCGGAGTAAGCCTTGTCCCAAGCACGGGCGATCTCAGGCGAGATGTAGATGTTCACCTTGCCCGTGATGAGGTTCGCGTCCAGCATGGCGCCGAACGGGCCGGCGAAGAACGCGTCGATCTGGTCTGCCGTGGCAGTGGTCAGGTCGATGTTTGCGCCGCCGGCTGCCGAGCCAAGGTTGATGACCTTGGAGTACGGCGAGGTGCGGATGCCGTAGGCGGTATAGCCCTGGAAGACGATCGAGGAATCGCCGTCGAGAGCGTAGAGCGCCATGTCGCGGCGGATCTTCGCGGTATGGGCTTCCTGGTCGTCCGACAGCGCGTCGAAGTTCTCCGACTGCAGCGTGTTCCATTCCCGCCATTCGCGACCGTAGGCGGTCGAGAAGATCGGAACCGGGGTGCCGCGGTAGTCGTAAGTGACCTTATCCATGGTCACAGGGACCTGGCCGGACATCGAGCGGACGACGCGACCGGCATCCGAAGACACGCGGTTCAGGTGGACGAGCTTGCCGATGTTCACCGCCTTCGCGAGCGGCATCAGGTCGGCCATCCAGACCTGACCTTCATCCGCGCGCATGACGCGGCGGGTGATGCCGTCGAGATCGAGCCACGCGTCGCGCGGCAGGATGGCGGCAGCATTGCCCATGAACTGGGCGGTCAGGTTGGCAAGCACCTCTTCCGTCTGGTGGAAGTGCTCGCGGGTCATCGACACCTCATTCCACCACACGGCATGCGGTCGGGAATTGGTGACGAGCTGTTCGTCAAAATAGCGCATCTGGATTCCCTCCTTATGCGGCCGACAGGTAGCTCTGGCTTCCGGCGGGCCGGATGCGGATGAGCTGTTCGCTGCCAGTGTTGTTGTTGTAGACCTCGTCCGAGTAGGCGACGATCAAGTCCGACGTGGAGGCGATGGCGAGCGTGCCATTCGCGCCGGGCGTCAGCGGGGTGCCGACGGCCGTGATGTTGACGCTGTTCGCGATGCGGGCGGCGTAGAGATGATCGTCTTCCATCTCGATGCCGATCGCCGTGCTGTCCTGCGCCCAGTCGTCGTCAACGCTCTTCATGGCGAGATAGTTGTCCTGGATGAGCCAGATCTTGCCGATGGTGGTTGCGGCGGCGAGCGCGAACTTGCCCGAGGAGATGACCGCGATGCGGCCGGGCTTGAGAGCCGCGGCGGCAAGCAGTTCCTTGACCTGCGGCTTGGTCTTTTCGACGGGGCCGAGGAAGATCTTGTTGTAGCGGGCCATGGGTTAGTCTCCCTTCGGCAGCTTGTAGGCCGGCTTGTCGCCAGCGTTGGCCTTGAACGCGGGGTTCAGCGGAGCCGCCTTGCCCGGCTCGGCCGACTTGGCGAGAGCGCGCAGCGTGTTGAGAGGGGTTGCCTTGGCCGTCTCCTCGTCGAGGACGTTGGCCTTGACGATCTTGGTGACCAGGTCGGCGTGTTCGGCGTCGTCCTTGGCCTTCTGGTTGGCGACCATTTCGGCCTGCTGGTCGAGAACCGGCTTCAGCGCCGTCGTGACGGCGTTGGCGATGGTTTCACCGATCTTTCCCATGCCTTCCGAGAGGGTCTTGACCTCATCGGAAAGCGACTTGAACTGCTCGTCAGAGACAGGCATGTCGTCTTCCTTTCGATTGGTTGAGGGTTCCCGCTCGGATATGCCAAGGGCATCCAATATCGCGGCTTTCAGTTTATCGAGGAGGCCGGCTCTCTGCCGTTTCTCCAATGCACGAGCGAGGGAATCCATCGCCCAGTCGATGTCACGCTCGGCCTCTTGGATGGCCGAGTTGATGACCTCGATTTCTTCCTGCTCGCCATTCGCATTGACCAGCATGCCGACGCCCTGCTCAGGGGTGGCCGCGCCAGATTCTCCGAGGAGAATGGCGTCGTGGTCGAACACGATGTTGCGAGCGATGTGTTTGTGGTCGGCCGCGTTGGCGACCGCCTCAAGGTTGGCGAGCAAGCCGGTCGAGGTATGGACGGGCTCGCCCTTCTCGATCGCGGCAAGCACGTCTTTTCCGCCCTGCGAGCGGTTGGCGACCTCAACGTCGATCACCTTGTCGAGGAAGACGCGGCCGTTCTCGCGGCGCACATTCTCATTCCAAGCGCCGATGTGCCCGATGTTGATGCCTTCCGGGTCGGACGCAGAGACGAACTTGCCGTTGATCATCGGATGACCGAGCGGCGCCGGCGTCCGGTTGAGGCTAGCGAAGCTCTTGCCGATCTCGTCCGACGGGTACTTGATCCCGTTCATGATGATGTCGTCGGGGAGCGTAGCGCTCGGCACGATGACGACGTCACGACCATTGCGCTTTTCCTTGCGGACAGCCTTCGTATTCGCCAGTGACCTGACGTTGACACGCACCTGAGCCATGGAGGGATCCTTTATTTCTCGTCGCGCTCTCGCAGCGCGTAAAAGCCAGGCGGGCGCTTCTCCTCATAGGAGCAGATCGGCACGCCGAACCGGTCAACGAGACCGGTCTGTTTGATCTTGTCGTCTTCAACGATGACAACCTGAGCGGTGGTGCCAGCGCCCCATTCCGTGAAAAACTGGCCGCCCGTTGTGGCGTATCGCTTCGTCATCATTTTTCCTCTTTGACCGGCGGCTTCGCGCCGACGGCAGCAGAGGTTTCGTCCTCGTCGGCGTCGTCGCGGTACTTCTGGGCGTCGGTCAGCGGCTCGTAGCCGACGGCCGCACGGATCTCGTCATCAGTGAAGACGTAGGTCGTGTTGCCCATCTTCTGGTTGGTGTCGGCCATCTTGTTTGCGCGATCGATCTTCTCCGACATCGAGCTCTCGGTCAGATCGGTCCAGTCGAGGTGCCAGTCCTTCTCGGGCAGGATGCCGAACCGCTCGAGGCGGTTGACCAGAGACATAACGTTCGGAATCGTCTGGTTGGCGCGGCGCGACATGTTCGTCTGCGCCCATTCGCTGGCGTCTTCCTGGCTGGCGCGCTCGCCGGTCTGCATGCCGACGAGTATCTTCACCGGCATGTTCATGGATGCCGCGAAGTCCTGCAAGGCGATGGCATAGAAGTGCTCAGGCGACGGCAGGGTGACGGTGAGCGTCTTCGCCTGCATCCCCATGATCATGAGCAGCTTGTCGAAGCCTGCGCTCCAATCAGCGACCTGCTCGTTCATCTTGTCGGCGAGTTCTTCGACCGGCACGCCCATAGCCTTGGCCATCATGTCGATCTTGGCGTCCTTATCGACTTCAAGAACCGGGGCCGACTTGGCGTTCTTCCAGAACCCCTCACCGCCGGCGCCGCGCACCTTCTCCATGTCGATCAGGGAGTTGTAACCGGGCTCCAGTGTCGAGGAGCCGTGGACCGTGCCATCCTTCGACCAGATGATGACTCGATCGGGATGGATGACGAGGTTGCGAGGCTGCTTGACGTTGGTGTCGACGGCGGACTCGCTGAACTGAAACATCTTCGGCTGGCCGTAGGTCTCGGACGTCTCGTCCGTGTCCCACTGCGAAACCTGCAACTGCCCTTCCCATGCCGGGATGACCTCGACGAGAGCAGCGAGGCCGCCACTGACGCGGTCAACGGGCTGATCAAACCGTTTGCTGTCTGCGATGCGGAGGATGACGCCGGAATAGGCGCCAACCATCGACATGCGATCAGCCTCGGCGAGCCGGGCCCAGAGGCGGAGATCGTCGAAGCGCTGGCGGATCTGCTTTTCCAGCGTGGTTTCGTCGTCCTCGCCGCCCTGCGAACCGTCGCGCTCCTTTTCGAGGAGGTACGGGTTGTCCTGCCACGTCTTCCGGATCGTCTTGTCGACGCCAGCGGCTGCGACGCCGTTCCGGCAGTACATCTTGTAGACCTGCGTGAACGACAAGGTCTCCGGATAGCCGAAGTCCTTGTAATGATCGTGCTTCGTGTTCCCGTTGGCGAAGAAGCCGGGGAACATGCTGCCGAGGCGCCGTTGAACGTGGTTCACGAGACTGACTACGTTGCTGCTCATCGGTGCCTCTTGGTCAGGAACATGGCGACGGCCGGGCCAGCAGCGATGTTCACGTTGTCCGCTGCGATCACCGCGTCAGCGAGGTTGTGAGATTTGACGCCCAAGTCTTTCTTGAGCTTCAGCTTCGGGACGACACGTTTCTTGCCTTCGCTCTCAACCCACCAAGGGACACAAAGCTCGGTGAAGAGCGCGTCCAGCTTCTTGGCGCCCATGTCCGACGAGAAGGACAGGACGTCTTCCGGCTTGATCGCGTGGCCCCTGGTCACTGCATTGAAGGTCAGCATGGCGCGGCGGGCTGTGGTCGCCCACGCCTGCGCCTTCAGGTTCAGATATTCGTTCTTGTTGAGCGGGCTGTTGCTGTTCTGCGGGTCACTCGGCTGGTCGCCGTCCATGACCGCGCCACCGGCGTGGAATGCGAAGTGCTCGACGCTTGCCTTATGCTCTTCGTTCTGCTCGTCGATGTAGCCGCCGACAAAGGCGCCCACGCCGATCGTGTCATACGAGACGGTGGCGCCGGCGTTCTTCGCCTTGGCCCACACCTTCTTGGCGTTCTGGACGAGTTCATCCTTGCCGGATGACCAGTCCTCAGCGTCAACGAAGACGCCCTCAATCTTGTCCGCGGTCGCGCTCTTGTCCTCGCCGTCGTCGGCGGGGTCGAAGCCGATGATGTTGCGGCCGGTCAGATCGACCTTCAGAACCTTGTGAGCGTCAACACAGGCATCGAGCCAACGGCGCTTGAAGATCGAAAGCTCGCTGTCGCCGAGGGGAACCCCGCCGTAGACGTGCTCGAAGAGCTCCGGGTCGCGTTCCTGCATGGCTGCGATATCGCGCAGTGCCTTGGCCGACAGGAACGGGTTCGAGGTATAATTGATCTGCTTGACGACGCAGTGCGGCGGCGTGTTGACGACGAAGTTCTTCCAGACGTAGTCCGTGACGAGCTTTGGGTTGAACAGCAGGATCGCCAGGCTGTCTTCCTTACGGATGGTCGGCCCGATGACCGTCCATTGCTCCTCTGTCAGCTTCTCGGCTTCTTCGACCCACAGGACATCGACATCGGACGTGCCCTTGATGTCCTCAAGGTTCCGCTCGATGCCGTAGAAGATGAACTCGGATCCGGACGCCTTATGGATGATCGTCGTCTTCTGGACGTCATACCCGGCGCTGAGGCCCAGATGAGCGATCGCCCATTTCAGTTCGGTGTAGACCGAATCCTGGATGCGGTTCTGAAAGCGCCGGATGCACAACACGCGCATCTTGACGCCGACATGGTCGACCAGGCGCACCAGCTGGCAGGCCGTGTCTCTGGTCTTTGAGCTTGACCGTCCACCGTGGAGAACCGCGATGTCTGCTTGCCCGAGGAAAACCTGCTCCCAAAAATCGTGAAGGGCGGGATTGGTGAGGTATGTGGTGGCGTCTAGCTCTTTTCGCTGCGCAGCACTTCCCGCCATGTTCTCGTCTCGGTCTGTATCGGGGCGCCGTCAGGTCCGGAGTGCTCGTGCCGCTCGACGAACATGCCAAGGTGCTTACCGATGTCTACGAGCGCAGCCTTCTTGTCGTAGAGCTTGATCTTGATGCCGCCCGTCGAGTTCTGGCTGATCTCGGCTATTGCTGCGGCCGTGTCGTCGTCGATGTCGTCGCTGGACACCAGCTGCACGTTATTCGTCACGACGTTCTTGATGACGAGGACGTCCCCGCCCTCCGGGTTATCTTCCTCGGTCACCAGCGAGCTCTGCCACTTGATGGCCTTGCGGATGTCGGAGAAGCCGATCTTGGCGAGTT